CACGGCCAGCAGGATGTTGACGGCATCCAGCAGGGTGGTGCGGCCTGGCGTCGCTGACTGGTTGGCCAGGCCCATGAGCGATCCAGCGGTGCAGAGCACATGCTATCGGCTGCCATGAAAAAGGCCCCCGGCAAACCGAGGGCCAAGTCGCTCCGTCAGGCCAAACCTTAGGGGATCACGATGCAGGCAGCGCATTCATCCCGCAGCCGGCCGATGCCGATCGACTGCGAGGCCACGCCAAGGGTGGCCTGGTATTGGATGTTGAAGGTGCTGTCCGCAGTCGTCATCTGGAACCTAGGGGCCCGCAAGGTAAGCATGCCCACGGCTTCCCTGTTGAAGATCAAGGCCCGGCACTTGGTCAGGTCCTGGGCATAATCAGGGTTCTTGTCAAGCGGGTTCAGCGTGTAAGCGGGCTGGATCAGGTGGTTGGATTCGTAAATAGGGATTCCTTTCACCCGGCCAACCGCGCCACTGGCGATGGTGCCGTTACTCTGCCCGCCGTTGAAGTCCGTGTTGATGACACGGGTCCCCTCATTGAGGAAATCGTATTCATCGGGCGGCACCACGCAGACCAGGCCGGCAGTGGGTACGTCCTTTTTCCTCATGGCAACCTTGACGTCACCGATGGCGGATGCCAGCTCATCGCCTTTGGCCTGCTTTGATGCGGCGGCATAGCCAGCCGTCAGGGTCCTTTTGAAGCCGGTCCGGCCAGTGTTGATCGTTCGGGCCAAGGGCTCGACGGTGCTGTTGGCTGCGGCAAAGAGGATGCGAGCGATGCGCCTGTCGGTCTCCCAGGACAGGGCGATGCCCAGTTGCTCGAAGTACTCGGATGCCACATCGGCGTAGCTCATCAGCTGATCAAGGTCGGCGATCACTTGGTCGGCGACCATGAGACCATCGACAGCAATGTTCCGGACGTTGCTATCGCTGGGGGAGTTGCCGGCCAGGCCACCCAGTAGCGGCACGCCAGGGGTCATGTAGGAGGCGGCGGCGCGACCAGTAACTTGGAAGTCAAACGACTTGCCTCCCTTGATGTTCCGGGTCTTCACGAATCTGGTGAAGACGCACTCGCGTTTCATCGCGTTCAGAATCTCGGATTGTCCGAGTTTCTGGAAAATAGCCTCAACATCGCCAGCCCCGCGAATCTGGCCAAGCCGGGCCAGCAAGGCATTGTTTACTGCCATGGTTGCAAAAAGCGTTTGGGTTGTTTGCCCGTGGCTTCTTGCAACCTGTGTTTAGCAATCCCCCCTTGAGGGGCCAAACGATGCAATGAGGCTGTAGCTGCAGCAACTGACTTGACCGGTGGACGGTGTGCGGGCCTCTCCCGCAGGGAGGCCAGCACTACACAGGTGTAGCAGTTGCTGCGCTGAGGTTACACCTTCATGCCCAATCTGGCGAGTTGGCGATGGCCGCCCTGACGCGCTTGGCATAGGCGGGATCGACGTGCATCAGTCGGTCGCCCTGGGCGTTGCGCCGATCGACGGCCGCGTTCTGTTGCTCGATCGAGGTGAAGCGCATTGTGCCCTGGCTCCGTCCGCCCCTGGCCAGCTGCGGCTCGCTGCGCTGCCGTGGATTGCTACCGGCAGCCGCCCGCGCCTGGATCGCCTTCACCGCGAAGGCGGCCAGCTCCTTGTTGCCGGAGTCGATGGCTGCGTTGTAGCCAGCCAGCTCCCCCTCGCTCAGGTTGGCAAGGGCCCAGCCGCTCAGCGCCCGGAACTTCTCATCGCCTCCGACCGATTGCCGGATCGCCGCGCCATCCTCTGCGCTCAGCTGGGGGGCGGCAGCCGGCGAGCTGGCCTTGACCCCATCGAGATAGGTCTGCACCACGGCCCTAGGCAGGCCAGCCTTGGTGGCCAGCGACTCCACTGCTTCGCTCACGTCGCCCCCGGCACGCAGGGTTGCATCGAGCTGCAGGGGGTTCACCTCGGCGGCGGTGAACAGACCGGTCAGCGCCTCGCCGTACAGCGCCTTGCCCAGCTCGGGGGTGTAGGCCTCTGGGGGAAGCGTGTTCCCGGTGGCGGGCGCCTTGGCCTTGCCCTCTGCCAGGGCGATGACCTCCTTGAGCGACTTGCCCCGGTATTCCTCCGGGATGTCGTCGTCGGCGGCCTGGTCGTCGTCGGTGGTGGTGTCGTCCTCGGCCGGGCTGAGCAGATCGGCCAGCGGGTCGTCGGCGTCCTCGCCCTCGGCTGGCGCGGGGGCAGTGGGCCGCCGGGGGGGCGTGGCCTGCTTGCGCTCGGCCCGCTCCTCGGCCGCCAGCATCCGATCGAGGGGGTGGGACATATCCCATTCCTCGCCGGACGGCTGGCTGCCTTCCGCTTCAAGCTCGTCCAGTGCAGCGACGAGGCGACCCTCCTCGCCTGGGCGCACCAGGCTGAGGAGCTGTTCGGTGGTGGTGCTCATGGTTCAGTGGGTTGTTGAGTGGGCGGCGGTTCGCCCTGCATCTGCTGGGCGGTGGCCGCAGCGGTGGCCAGCTTTGCCGGGTCCGCCATGGAGGATCGCATCAGCTGTTCCTGCTGCGCCGCCTGCGCCTGCTGCGCCTTGATTTGGTTGACCTTCTCCTCCGTGCGCACCAGGTCGATCGCTTCGAGGCCCAGCCCGTTACTGAGCCTGGTGATGGCAGCGCTCACATCGACGCGGGCGGCAACCTCCGCGGGACCCACGATGTTGGCCAGTGCATCGAGGCCCTGGATCCAGCGCATCGTCTTGTCGAGGTCGTTGCCACGGCCAACGGCAGCCAGGCCAACCGATACCACCGGCTTCACCAGATCCTTGGGCAGCTGGACCTTTCCCTGGCGGGTCAGGACGTGCAGCTTGCGGGTGATGTAGGGGTTCTGGAACTCAGTCGTGAGGATGCTGTAGATCCCGACTTGCCCCTCGTCCATCTGCTGCGCCACCATCCGGATTTCCTCGGCGGTGGTCCGCTCCGAGTCTCGGACGTTCGACATCATGAAAGCCCGCTTCAATGCGGCCTCCACCCGCTGCAGGCGGGCTTCCGCCACCACCAGGCCCTGCCCCCTGCGGCCATCGGATCCCAGCTCCTTCACATCGTCTGGGTGGCCGATCACATAGCCGCCGTTGCGGCAGGCCACCAAGTCCTTGATCGAAGTGACCCCGCCAGGGCGTACCACGTACTTGGATTCAGCGGCGATCATCGCCCCCTCGGTGAGCGCCTGGCTCAGGGATTCGGCGGTCTGCAGGTCGGCCAGGCACCGGGCTTCGATGTAGCCGGGGCCGTAGTCGCAGCTGTCGATCCTCGTTGCCCGCAGCGGCATCCAGGGGGAAATCTCAAGGCCGACTTCCTTCTCTTGCCCCTCGATCTCCTGCCCTTTGCATTCCTGGCACCATTTGACCTTCTTCGCCCTGTAGTCCCATTCCACGTGGGTGTAAACCTTGATCACCTCCTCCTCGTCCAGCACCTTGTTGGGGGCTAACGGATCGGGGCTGTAGCCCTCGCTCCCCTCGTCCTCGAGGAGGCCCAGGTGCTGAGCCACCGCATTCGGCAGGCTGTCCTCGGTGAAGCTCTCGCAGATCACCAGCTCCAGCGGCCGGCCCATCGGATCCCGCCTGATGCAGTAGCGGTTCAGGTGGTAACAGGTGAGCCCATCCTCCTCGTCGTCATAGAGAACGACGTTGCCGGGGCCGATCAAATGGACCATCGCCTCCAGCACCACGGCGCGATCGGCGGTGCTGTTGATCTCGCGGAGCACCGCCTGCTCCATCGCTAGCAGGCTGCGGTCGAACTCCACCATGGACCTGGCGATTTCATCCTCGGCCGTTCCGGCCTGCCGGGCATCGCTAATCAGAGTGGCCCGCTCCCGCTCGTCAATCGTGTACTTAAAGAACGACTCGGAGGCCGGCATTACCGCCAGCAGCCAGCGGCTGGCGAGGTGCTGATGCCCCTCTTGGCCGATGCCATTCCAAGGCAGCGGGTAGGTCTCGGGTTGCCCCTGGTCCGGGTCATTGGCGGCCGGCACCAGCCAGGGCAGCGTCAGCCGGCAGGACCGCCGGGCACGCGACAACCAGAGATCACGATCGGATCGGAGCTTCTCGTAGAGCTGTTCCGCTGGGCCCTGAGTGGTGTCCATTTCAGGTGCCGATGTTGAGGCCAGCGCCGGCCGCTGCCGCCGCGCCAGCCGGCGCAATCGTGAGCCCGGACGCCGGCTTCTTCTTCTTCTGCTGCTGGGCTGGATCAGTGGTCAGGGCGAGCCCAGCGGCGGGCGCCGCGTAGGTGGTGGCGGTGGCATAGGGCGCTGCTTGCGCCACCACGGCCGCCGCTTCCGTGGCCATGGCGGCGGTCTGCTCTGCCAGCGAGGCACGGGACCGCTCGCTCTCGGCATTGGCAGCGGCGATCTGCTGGTCCAGCTGGGACTGCATCCGCAGGCTGGCCTCCTCCGCCTGCCGCCGGGCCGCTTCCATCTGCTGGCTCTGCGCGTCGATCTGGGCCTGGCTGGGGCCCTGGTAGACGATTTGCGGTGCCCGCGCCCTTCTCCCTGAACACATGATCAGTACCCCGTGGTGATGTTGAGTCCGGCGCCAGGGCCGGCGGCAATCGTTGCGGCCGCTCGATCGATTCGCAGCGCCGCCTTACCGGTCGGCCGCTTCTCGCCAGTGCGGTCGCTGCCGATCACCGGGGCCGCAGCCGGCTTCTCTGGTGGCGGTGCGCCGACCAGTGCCGCGAGCCTGGCTGCTTGGGCGGTCGTGTTGTTGGCGCGGGCCGTGGCCACCGCCTGCTCCTGGGTCTGCAGTGCGATCCGGTCACGCACCAGGGCATCCAGCTGGCGCTGTTTGGCCAGCACATCAGAGCTTTGCGCCTGCTGCATCAGGCCGAGCTGCTGGCTCGCCATTGCGTCGTAAGCCCTGGTGTCGGGCGCGTAGATGGTTGACCGGGATCCCCCGCCGCCCGCGCACATGGCTCAGTCCCTCCCGGTATCGAAGGAGGGCGGGTAGACCGTGGGCGCATCGGCGTCGCTGGTCAGCAGCTCGATACGCAGCCATCGGACCACCTGAACCGCGCCGATCTGCTGCTGGATCTCGCGGTCCGTGGCCTCTGGGTGCGGGGCGATGTCGGGCCACAGCGCTTCAGCCCGCTCGACCAGTTCCTCCGCATTGATGGGCTTCGGCATTACACGGCTGCAGAGTTTGCCCCATGCTACGGGGTGCCGTCAGGTGGGGTTAGTCATCGGACCAAAGGCCCGCAACCCTTTTTCGCACCGACTCCGGCGCATCGTCGGCATGGACCCACGCAGCTTCGCTGGCATAGAGGCCGTCAGCTTCCGGTAGTCGGCGGGCGCGCCAATCGATGTAGTTGTCATCTTCACCGCTCGGCCCTGCGCGGAAAGCCAGCAAGCGGGCACGATTGGCAGTGGCGGCAAACACGACTAGGTGCCATTCAGCCCCAAATGGGCGACATGAGTAGGCGCGGATGGTGCCGGACATCACCGCTCCTCCGCGTCAGGTGGGTTCCACAGGATCGGCAACTTCCGGTCCGGGTCGTATTCACTAGCTCGCAGAATGCGAGCCAGGCGCACCTGGGTGATGGCGTCCCGTCGGGTGAGGCCCGCCTTCTCAAAGGCCTTCAGCACGGCCGCCCACATCGCCGCCTCGTCGGACTGCCCGGCCAGGATGACCTCCGCCTTCACCTTGCCGATACCAGGGCAGCCGGGGTAGTTGTCCGTGGTGTCGCCGATCAGCGCCTGCGAGAACACATTCAGATCGGCCTGGTGCTCGGAAACCTCCACGAACTCGGTGCCTCGAAGGTGCCGGCCGGGGATCCCCAGCATGTCCTTGTCCTCCGAGACGATCACATCACCCGGGCGGTAGAGAATGCCCATCACATCGTCGGCCTCGACCTCGGCGAGCATGGCGATGTTCCAGCCGCGCAGCTCCCCGGCTGCGATGGCCCACTGGATCAGCTGGCTGTAACCGGCCGGCTTGCGGGATGCCTTGCGGTTCGCCTTGTAGGCGCTGAAGAGGCTGTAGCGGAAGCTGGCAGCAGTGCCAAGGCATAGGTGCAGCTGGTGGTCGGGCAGCGCATCACGGACGGATGCCAGGAAGTCTTGGAAACGGGCCTTCGCCTCGCCGTGCCGGCACGCATAGGTCCAGTCATCCGGCGCCCATTCGATCTCGTATTCGGCCACGGCAGTGCAGCGGCGGAGGTAGAGCTCCGCATCCACCAGGGCCCTGGGTTGGTCGGTCATGGTTGTCGTTGCTCCAATCGGGATAAAGCCTCCAGTAGAGGCCGGGTCTTTTCTTTGTACTGTGGCCAAGAATTGAGGCACCTGCTGGTATAGATGCCGTACTCCTCTGGCACCCCTGGCCACCGGTAGCAGGGGTATTGGCAGCCAGCGCTTACGGGATCAATGCAGGAGCGGACAAGATCAAGATCATCCTGATAGCTCACAACGTCACATCCGCCGGCACCGGGCGGCCCCGCAGCCAGTCCTGAACCCGCTGCAGCACGTCGGGCGGGACGAACCGGGAGCGATACGGAAGCCAATACGTCCCGGCCCATTTGCCATCGGGTATCCATGCGGCAATTTCGTCCAAAATCGTTTCCCTGCTGTTGCGGCGAACAAAGGTCACGAGCCAATAACGATTGGCCCCAGGGCGGGCGGTCACGATGATGCGGCCCATGCCGATCTGTTCATCCAGGATTGTGTGGGTGTCAGGCATGGCTTCAAAGAATGGTGGAAACAAAGCCGACGTGATCGGCGGCTGTGCGTTTGTGAAATGCTTCCATATCACGGAAGAACATGTCGGCGAATCGTGGGTGAGCGTCTAGGAAATCCCACGTGGGCAAGCAAAGCTCGGTGTTCGGCGGCAGGTCGTGATTGAAGTCTTTGACCGACCAATACCCAGCAAGAAGACCGCGCTGCAGGACAATTCGGCGTTTCAGCATTCTTTCTTCAGGGAGCACGTGACCCCCTCTTCGCCTGCTTCCTCAGCTGCGCCTGTTCCCGCAGGTGCTGGCGCCACTGCTCCGCCGTCAGGCCTCGGCTGGCATCAGCAGCCGGCAGCAATCGCCGCCCATCGCAGGCGCCTACCACCAGGTTGTAGGCGGCGGGGTTTTCGGCGCCATCCGGCGGGAGGGAAGCCGATCCCTTCGGCAGCATGGCCAGCTGCTGGTGCGTTGGCCGGAGCGATCGAGGCAAGTCTTCTTTGAACCCCCACACTCGGATCGGCATGCCCCCGCTGCACCGGTACAGCGGCACCATGAGCTGCTGCCACGTCGGGAAGCGCAGGAACTCCCCGGTGGCCCCCTGGATCCAGCGCTCGCAGGCCCAGAGGAACTGCGGTGCGCTGACCTCCGGGAAGTCGCTGCTGAAGCTGATGAACTTCAGCTTGAAGTCCTCGGTGCTCCAGGCTGCTTCGGCCCGGATCCTGATGTGCCGCTCGATCATGCGGCAGCCACGGGTGAAGGCCTCCGGATCAAGCAGCATCAGCCTTCTCCAGCATGTCCCGGATAGCCGCGGCGGCCGGGTCACCTGCGGGGGCGGCGGCCGGCGGGGCTGCTGAAGTGGTGCCGCGCAGGTACTCAGGCTTCAGTGCCTGCCAGCCGTGCTCGATGCCGGCTTCCACCAGGGCGCGGGCCGTGTCGTGCTGGCCCTGCTGGCACAGAAAACACACCCGACCGGCCGACAAAGTGAATGCCACTCGAGTCCATGCGGCTTGGGTCCGGTGCTTGCCCCAGCGGCTTTCGTTCCACCACGTCAGCATTTTGTCGAGAAGGTCCGGCGGCAGGCCATCGCGCTCGATGTCCGCGAGCCAGGGCTCGCCGCCAGTAATCGGATGCAACCGATCCGGGGCGGGGCTGGCGGCCCGCCTCCGTGGTGCGACCGGTGCCGGCGGGGCCACCGGCTTCGGATCGGGCACGGCGGCCAGGGCCACCGGCTGCCACGCGCCATCCTGGTAGACCTCGACCCGTTGGACGGTGGTGAACGACTTGCCGCACCCCCGGCAAGCGTGGCGGCGGCGGACGGCGTTTTCGCTCGCGCTCTCGCGGGTTTCGAGCACCCGATTACCCCAGTGGCCGCAGTGAGGGCAATTCATCAGACCTTGCTCCAGTCGATCGTGATGGCCGGGTGCAGGGTGCCGGCGATCAGGGCATCGACGACAGCCAAGCGCGTCCTGCCGGCCAGGCTCGCTGCCAACTCACGCCGCAGCTTGTGCTCTGCGTCGGCGACCGCTGCTGTCGCCTCGGCCTCGGTTGCGATGGAGCCGACGGCAGCCTCCAGCTCTTCGAGGCACTGGGCCCGACCTGTTTCCATGGCCTCTTCCTCGTCGCGAGTCAGCCCAGTCCCGAGGCTTCGGCAGGGGCGGGGCTGGTAGGTGATGGCGATTTCCGGGGGCATCGCCACCGGCATCTCCGCCGGCTTAATCGCCAGCAGGGCCTCTCCCTCCAGCAGGGCAACCACCGCATCGGAGTCGGCGGCCCTGGCCTCCGCCGCTGCGGCCCTTGCCTCGGCATCGGCCGCCTTCTGCTCGGCCTCCTGGATCGCCTGCAGCGCGGCGGCATCGGCCTCCTCCTGTGCCTTGCGGGCCGCTTCGGCGATGGCTTCCTGCTGTGCCTTGAGCCGCGCGTCCTCGGCGTCCCGCTCCTGCTGGATCCGCTGCTGCTCGCGCAGCTGGGCCAGTTCGGCGGCGGCGGCCTCGTCGGCCAGGGCCTTGGCGTGGGCGGCTTCGAGGGTGCGGATCGTTTCCAGCAGGGCAGCGGCAGCCTCCTCCTTGAACTCCTCCAGTCCGTCGATGTCGGCGGCCTTAGCGCTTTCGAGCCTGGTGGCCAGGGCCTCGGCGCTGGCGCCAAACGGCACCTGGCCATTTTCCGTGATGACCTTGATCACATCCCGGTGCCGCTGCACCCGATCGGCCTCGGCCTTGGTGATGGCATCAAGCGCATCCTGGTGCGGCTTGATCAGCGCCTCCACCTGCTCCTTGAGTTCGCCGGCCTGCTCATCGACCTTGCGGCCATAGGCCAATGCGTAGGACTTGGCATCGGTGCGGGCCGATTCGATCCGGCTCTTGAGCTTGCGCTGGGCAAACACATAGGACCGGGCTTCCTTGTTGCCAGCCTTGGTGCTGTAATCGAAGACTGCCTCGGCAGCCTTCTCCCTGGCTTCCTTGATGTCACCCATCAGCACATCGAACTGGCTGATGACAATGGCCTTGGGCGCCGTGGCCAGGGCCTCGGCTTCGGGGGGTGGTGCGGTGGTGGTCATTTCGGTTGATTGAGAACGTGATGGGCGTAAATGGCAAGGGCAAGCGCTGCCCACATGTCCTTTTTGATCCCGTAGGTTGGGCCGGGGTTCTTCTTGGTTCCAGGTGGGCCGAGGTAATCGATCAATGCCTGGCGAACATTGGAATCCCTGGCCCGGTTGCTGCCGCATAAATGCAGCTTGATGTCCTTGCGGAATTGGCGGGACATCAGATCCTTGTGGACATAGGCTTCCTCGAAGCGACCGATCCAGCAGCAGGTCTCGAAAACTTCGGCCCCCACGGGCATCCCGTAGGAGGCAATCATTTCGATTGCTACGTGGGGAAAGCCGAAGGCGCAGGGGCCGACCCTCAAGAGATGGGCAACCTTTTCATTGCTCTCGATGCTGGCGTCAAGGATCTTGCGATCAGGGCCAAGCAGCACAAGGGCCGATTGCACCGGGCCTGGATCAATCGCCAGGATGTTCATCCATCCTCCCCCAGGTTGTAGAACAGGTCGCCTTGCTGGTGCTGGGCAAAGCCCTCCAGCTCGTCAGTGAACCTGCGGGAATAGGCCACCTTGGCCTTGATGGATGTCCGGCCGGACAGCCGGTCGAAGGTCAGCGACAGGCCCATGGTGAAGCGGCCCGCGATGCTGGTCTTTGCCGCTTCGGCCAGGTGTTCCTTGAGCATGTAGCTCGTCAGCTCCTGCGCCTTGGTCAGCTCCCGCTGTTCGGCGGCCAGCTGATCAGAGGCTGCCGTGCAATCGACACCGTTGATTTCGACGGTTGTTTTGCCCACGGATGATTTAGGCATTGCCGCCACCCTTGCGACGCTTGATTGCCTCGACCTCCTTCCGCACTTGATCGCGGCAGAAGTCTCCGAGAAAAGCGCTTTGCTCGGCCATTTGTTCTTCGGGCCCAATCGCTTGGGCCGCGCAACCGATGTTCACGTTTTCGTAGTTGCCTAGGTTGACCTTGGCGTAGAATGACCGCGTGATCTGGATTTCTTGGCTCACCAGGGCACCTCTTCAGTACTGGCGAAACCCTCGGCAGCATCGAACCCAAACGGATCCGCGGCAGCAGGGGCCAGGGTGGTGGCGTCCGTGCCCTCCTCGGGCGCACCGAAGACACCGGGATCCACGGCTCGCATGGAGTAGGGGACGTGATTGAGAACGCGCACGCCAAGTAGCTGCAGGGTTACACCTTTGCCGCCTTTTTCGTTGTTCCAAAGGTAAGTGGAATAAGCAATCTTGCAAACCGAGCCGTTGCCGATCGCGACATCAACAGGCCACGGGTTCCCCTTGGCGTCTTGCACCATAGGGGGCGGTAACTCGGTCCCACGGCTGGTTCTCGTATCGCGAGCGAATGTAATCCGATAAAGCCCGGTAGGAGTCTCGACGCCGTTGTCGCCAACGGTCGTTTCACGCTTCCACGGCTTGCCATTCGGCCCGTACTTTGCATTGCCGCCAAAGTGGGCCATGAAGGCGTGATGAAGAGATCCAATGAAGGCCTTTGCCCCGGAATCTTGATCGGGATCAGCTTGAAGCAGCACGATTCCGTACTGCATCTTTTCGCCTGAATCGTTCTTGATCAGCTTGGGCTTGAGGACGTTTGCAAACAGGACCTCGCCGGCCGGAGTGACCAGCGTTTCGGATGCCATGCTCTGCAGGGGTGTAGGGCTCCCGGATACTAGGGCATCCACTAGCGCTGGCGCTAGTGCCTAGCTGAACAGATACGGGTTACTGCCGATCTCGCCGATCTCCAGCGCTCCCCGTGGTGGCGGCAGCGGCAGCGCCTTAAGCCCTGCGTTGCAACGGATCTCCTCGGCGATGGCCTCCAGCCAGTCGGTGGCATAGAGGGCCCGGAACTCGTCGAGCAAGGTCTTCTGCAACCAGCTGGCGTTGGCCGGATCAGTGGCGAAACAGTCGTGGTTGGTCAGCAACGGCACACCTTGTTCTCCAGCCCTGTAGGCCACGGCATGCACCAGTGCCGCGTCGAAGGAATGCACCAGGTTGGCGGTGATGCTGCCGTTGGTCCGCCGGGCGCTCAGCTCGCCTTCCGGCGGGTCCTCCTCGAAGGTGACGGCTGCGAGCTTGCCGAGGAGGTGCGTGCGGATCACGGATTTACTGGGTGTCGGCCGGCCTACCTGCATGGGCCACCCCATCGGCGTGGTCCACCTGATCTGTTGCTGGTGGTAGCCGACCACCTCGCGGCCCACATCGCAGAGCCAGCGGCGGAGCTGCATCAGGGATGCGGTTTCGGTGCCGATCACCACCCGCAGCCTGGATTCCAGGTAGCTGCTGGGCCGGTAGATCCGGCCTGCCCAGTCATCCACGGGCCCCAGCCGCTGCTGCAGTTGATCCCGGATGCCATCGGCCACGGTGCGGGAGGTGCTGCCGAACGGTGTGTGCATCACGGCGGCCTTCACCCAGCTGCGATCGATGCCAAGTTCCAGCCAGCCGGCGGCCAGCTGGTGGGTCCGCGCATCCCCGCAATGCAGATCGATCTCCAGCTGCTGCTGCAGTCGCTTCACCACGACGGAATAGAGGTCGTTCGGCCCGGTGCCACAGACGTTGCAGAGCTCGGCCATCGCTCGATCCCGGAGCAGGGTCGCGATAATCCCGGCGCCGGAGCAGGTTTGATCCAGGCGGATGGGAACCTTGTGTCTGCTGCTCCTGCCGATCGGCTCCGCCCAAGCTTTGGCCATTTGCAGAAACTGCCAAGGCTGCTTGGCTTGCCGCCATTGGTCGGCGTTGCCGATTGGATCGTCCGCGATTGCTTTCAGCCGCCAAATTTCCTGTAAGCCCCACTCCAGCCGAGCACTCCATTCGTGGCGCGTCAGACCCCAGTGCCCCGCGGCAGCCTTCAAGATCCAGTCGAACCCGTCGACTCCAACGCTTTGGCTTGAGGCAAACCGCAGCAGTGCCTTCTGGTGGTCGGGGCCCTGGTGCGTGAGACCCCGGTTTGCGGTGAAGGCCCGGCCACGGAAGTCGAGGAAATGGGCCTGATAGATCGGCCTGCCAGCCAGCGCCTCACCTGTCTGGAGTGCCCGCTCGATCGCCAGCCGCTTGGAGCTGTTGTCCCTCAGATCCTGGTGGTGCCGGGCCTGGTCGCGCCGCCAGGCATCCTGCACATCCGGCGGTTCGCTGGTGGGGAACGGCCCCGCATCGGGGACAGGATCCCGCTCGACCGGAAACAGGCCGGGGATGTTCCGGTCCCACGCCTCCCGCTGCACCCGCAGCATCCACGGGTCTACCTCCAGCTGCTGCCGCTGCAGGACGTTGACGGCTGCCAGCTGCGGACCGATCCGGCCCGACAGGTAGCTGATGGCCATGTGGCCTCGCGCCGCCCGGATCTGCACCACCGGGGAGGTGTTGGCCAGGTGGCCACCGCCTACCAGCCCCTCCCAGGGGATCGGCTCGATCACCATCGGCCCCCGGTTCGGCCGGAGACTGCGGGGAGGGTGGCGCCGGATGAAGTCCAGGGCCTTGGCTGATGGCAGCACCCGCCACTGGGCCCGCCGGTTGGGCTGGTCGCTCTTGTCGATAATCACCAGCCCGGTTTCGCGTCGCACCACCTCGAGCAGCAGCAGGCCCACCGTCGCCCGCTCCAGCCGCGTCCAGATCGGGTTGGATCCCTCGATCGGCCGGGCGGCGATCGCCAGCACCGCTTTGCGCTTCTCCGCTGTGGTCCTCTCAAGCAGTCGATCCAGGCTGGCCGGGGATCGCTTGCCAATCTCGCCGGCCTTCACCTCGGCATCCACGGCCACACCGATGGACAAGGCGAGCCCCTGGAAGCTGACGGCGTGGGAGAGGCGGTCAAGGATCGTGACCAGGGCCACCGCCGCGATGCGTTGCGGGCTGCCGAGGGCGGCCACCAGCGGCAGAGCCCCATAACCAGGGCCACCCAGCTGGGGGTTCTCGCCCCAGCGATAAAGAATCGCCTCGATCTCTCGGCTGACGGGATCAGCGAACTGCTGAAACAGGGCGGTTCCGTATTCGGTGCAGCTTTCCCGCCGATACCGGCGAAGCGCCTGCCGCATCACCAGCGCTCGTTGCTCGGCGTTGGTGGCTTCCTGCCATTCCAGCCGCTGCTGGAGGTCCCTGTCCACCGTGGTGGATTTGCTGCTTGGCGGATTCATGCTGCAGGAACAGGGCCGTTCGGCAGAAAATCCACCGGGACCCTGTAGAGGTGAGTCCCCCTATCCTCGCCCCAGTCACGGGAACTGTTCTGCAGGGTCGTAAGGGTGGGCAGCGGTTTTTAAGTCCGCTGCGTATACCATTCCGCCATGCCCCCGGTTAGTCCTGGCCTGGGTTCTCGGTTTTTCGGCTGCTGCTTCTGCTGCTTGGGAAAGCAGCAAGTCGGCAGCAAAAAACGGCAACCAGAGAACGGGTGGACGCATCCACATTACGGGGTCTGCAGGACCACCACGGCGGACGGCATGGCGCCACCTCGGCCCATCGGCTGAACGATGGACAGCAGGCTTTGGATCACGGCCGCTCGCCTCCTGATCAGGGCCAGGCACTCGGCCGCTGTGGCCAGGGATCCCCGCGTTGGCCATCCAGTCATGGCCGCCAGCCGTTCGGACTCCCTGCTGAGATCGGCGCAGAGAACGCTGATCACCTCCGACACGTCTTCGCCCGGCAGCACCATGAAGGGCCGCGACGGGCTGGGCTTGGCTTTGGCCTCCAGCTCTTCGAGGAACCAGCCATCCATCCACACCGCGAACTGCGGTGAGATCCAGCGGGCCAGGTCCACGGCGAGACGTGGATGGATCCAGGTGCCACGGAAACGGTTGGGGCCGGTGGTGGTGGTGAGCACCAGCCGATCGGCGGGGATGCCGAGGGAGTCGGCCAGGGCCTGGAGGTAAGCGGCGGAGGTGTCGAGCCGTTCGTAGTTGTGCCACCGTTTGCCATTGGCCTGGCACATGGTCGTGGCATCGGCGTAACCGTCGCTGTCGCGGCGGCTGATGGGTGCGTCATTCCACGTGCGGACGCTGAGGCCTGAGGCGTTCATGGTTGTTTCTGCTGTAGGGCGCCGGGCATCGCTGCCTGACGTCTGCAGCATAAGCACACCAGCCCGCAACGCGTCAAGCACTGGGGGTCTGCGCAGATCTGCACGGACCCAAAACAGCAGCAAGGGGGTCAGCTCAGATGTGAGCCGACCCCCTTGCCTGGAATGAAACCGGGCCTCCGATACGGTTTCAGGCCGCCGCCTACGCAACAGCGGCCACCGCGTCCAGCCTTACGGGTAGGACCGACCCGGCGGGGAGCAGGTTATCCGCTCTCCAGCAGCGAGAGCTGGCCCGGGGCCTCCTGTGGCACAGCCGGCACACGGGGCCGGCGGTAGGTGGTTGCCGGCGGGTTCAGTTGGCGCCGGATCTCGTCGCGCCATATCTTGTAGGGGTGCATGCTGCGCTGGCCATAGGGGTATGCCTCCAGCAGCGCCTTCCTCAGGGCCTTGGGATCTTCGGTGCCGACCCGCTGGATCACCTCGGCGATGATCGGGCGGCAGTGGTTTCGCCAGGTGGTCCAGGCCATCAGGAGGCCTCCCTGCCGGGCATCGGCATGCTTCTCGCAATCGTTGATTTCACCGTTGTGGTGGCCACCATTTTGAGGTTCGGTCCATCTTTATGCGTTTCGATGACGGTTTTTACCTCTGCCAAACAGATTTCATCCCAGAAGAGGAACCAGCGGCGACCATGCTGAAAATTGCCTCGAACATAAGGGTTGTAGGCGCGTCGAAGATGAGTCAACGCCTCTTCCATCGTCCAGTTGTTGGGACCATGGAACGAATCAAGGATCGAGCGGACCGCAGCGTCTTCAGCTCTGGCCACAGCCGTTGCCATCTCATCGGCCGCCCTGGATGTTGGGTCTTCCATCACCCTGCCTCCAGCGCTTCCACGCATGCCGAGAGGGCATCGGTGGAGAGGTGCAGGTAGCGCTTCACGGCAGCCAGGGAGCTCCAGCCCCCGAAGGTCATCAACTGCACCAACGAGATCCCCCGGCTCGCCAGCTTCGAGGCACACGTGTGCCGGGTGGTGTGGATGGTCAGGCTCGGGTCGTGCGCGAGGCCCATGTGCTCCTTGGCTCGATCGAACAGGCGGCGGTAGCGGTCGTAGGAATAGGGGAACACCCTGGCGCTGGGCACCGGCACACCGGCCGCCTTCACTGCATCCATGGCCCGGGCGGTCAGAGGCACGGTGCGGGGATGGCGGTTCTTCGTCTTCCAGAAGGTCACCCTGCTCCGCTGGAAATCCACATCGCTCCAGCGCAGCCTCTCCACCTCTCCCCAGCGGGCGCACGATTCCAGCAGGAACACCAGCACAAGGGCCGCGGCGGGCTCCTCGATCGCCTGGAAGTGCTCGCAGAACTGGTCCCGTTCGCGGTCGCTCATCACTCTGTCCTTGTCACCGCCGGCCCTCAGCTGCTTGGGCATCGCCGGCCTGGTGGTGATGCGTCCGTGCAGATGGGCATCGCTGAACATCGCTTTGAGGGCGGAGACCTTCCGGTTGATGGTGGCCGGCCGGTTGCCCTGGGCCCGCAGCGCGGAGCGCCACTCCTCCACCGCTGTGGCGCTGATTGCCCCCAGCGGCATGTGAGGGCCAAAGAAATCGACCGCAGCCTGGCTGTAAATGCTCGCGGTGCGCTCGTAAGCCAACCCGGCCCAGCGCACTTTCAGGCTGAGCATCCTGGCTTCCGCGAGCTGGAAGGTTTGGTCTCCCGCCGATAAGGGGGCGGCGATCAGCAGCGCCTGCAGCTCCTTCTTCTTGCGAATGGCCTCGGCCTTCGTCCAGCCGCTGGCCTGCCGGCGTTTGCCGTTGATCGTGACATCAGCGATCCAGCGGGTCTGGCCGCTGGCATCGGTTCGTTTCCTGACTGCTCCGGTCATTCGCCCAGCTCCACGGTGGAGGGCCAATCGGGCATGGTCGGGTCGTAGGCGCCTTCGAGAGCCGGACGCAGCTCGGCGCGGGTGACGCGGATCACGCCGCCATCAGCGCCCCATTCATGGAAATGGCCGCCTAGGTGCGTGCGGGCCAGGATTTCGTCAACGGTGGGTATGGGTTGGGTCATGGTGTGGTGTGGGTAGGTGGTCGGGAAGGGCCCCGAAGGGCCCCAGTGATCAGAGCGATTCGATAAAATCGTCGATCGCATCCACTATTACGTCGAAGGCTTTCCCCGCTTCCCTTTGTGCCTCTTGAGCGGTTTCCCACCGATCTGAGCAAGGCTTCAGGGCTTCCAGTTGGCCCCTGATTGGCTCCAGCTCGGGAAAAGCCACCAGCGTCTGGTCTACGGACGTAGCAAGAACTTGATCGGCTACGTCAGCGGCGCTGTATTCGGGCGCTGCTTGGGTTATCGCGTTGGTCATGGTTGTTTTGGCGAAGAATGCGGCAGGACCGCGGCTAGGGCCACTCATGGGCCTTGGCGCGATCGTGCACGGCTTACAGTCTCTTGATCTGGCGGAGTAGGGCCCGCCCCCGACTCGAGAGTGAGATCAGGTAACGGCGCCGCTCCTCTGGGTCTTTTTCGACCTTGAGCAGGCGGAGCCCTTCTCGCCCGGTCCTGTGAACGTCGCTGAGGGCATTCACAGTCCGGGACACAGACGCATTGGATAGACCCAGGGTCCGTTCAATGTCGTCATAGAGGATGGGCCCCTTCTGCGCGACTACCAGGAAGACCTGGACGTGGTGGAGCGGGAGCGCGGTCGGCTCCAGAACTGAGAAAGCGGCCAGAGCGGCCTCAAGTTTGCCCAGATCCATGGACTAGCGGGAACACTAGAGTGGACACTAGTGCAGGCCTGTAGCGTGACGCGGGAACGGATGCGGGACCGATGCAGCCATGCAGCAATGTGAAAAGGGCCCTTGTGGGTGGGTACCTCGATCGAGAGAATTAGAGTCCTGGTTTCCATGATTAGGCCTGATTTACAGGGGTGGAGTTACCCCCCCCCCAGAAGCTCTTCAGCTTCCGGGGTCAGAGCTAGGAGGTAGCCGCGGCGGTGCGGGTGCCGGCGGGTCTTGATCAGCTGGAACGGAGCCGGCACCCATTTCCCCGCTGCCATCCGATCCCGGCCCCTGAGGGCCGAGAGGATGCGGTTGGTGCTGGCCACAGCCTGGGGGCGCCCCGGCTGGCCCATGGCCGTGCCGAGGTCCTTGGTGTTGTCCACGCCAGCAGCGACCCAGAGCAGGGCCTCCACGGTGGCGATGGTGACGCGACCGCAGCCGGCGGACTCGATTGCCGACATCCTCAACCGGTGCAGCATCTCGGCCTGCTGCTGGTGGTGGTTCATGCGTCCCGGCTCCTTTCGTTGCGGTGAACCACGACGAGATAGCGCACGGGTGGCCGGCGCTTCGGCGCCATCTGGCCTTGAACCTTGCGGCGGCGCTCCCGCTTCTGGTGTTGCTGGTATGCGATCAGCAGCACGGGGCCCAGGGTGAAGGCCGCGGCGATTGCCACGGCTGCAGTGGTGGTGCTCATTGGACTACGGCCATCTGGATTACGGCCATGTTCTGGAGCTGGTGGTATGCCGTGCGGTGGACCAGCTGCAGCGCCTTGGCCTTTTCCCAGTCCACGATCCCCTCGGGGAGCTGCAGCACCGGATTGTCCAGCAGGTTCTCCAGTGCTTCGCACACTGTCAGCACCGCCGCCGCAGCGGCGAGGGCTTCTTCCTTGGTGAGCTGAATCATTTCGCCTCCGTGGTGGTGGTGTTGAACAGGGGGCCCAGATGGCTCCCATCGTTGAAGGGCAGCCAGCCTTGCGCCGGCTTCTCGGTGCGCTGCACCGGTGGCGACCATTCGCGGGGCTCGGCCCCAGGGACTGGCAACGGTTCCTGTCTGTAGCGGGTAAGGCATCGCTCTGTATCTGTCCAGGAAGATTCGGTACGTCTCCCGCTCCCGCTGATACAAGGCCTCGTGCCCGGCCCATGCGGTCGCTGATGGTGCGCTGATGGCGAGGCTGTAGGCGGTCACACTGCGGCGGGCTGCACACGTGGCCACATCGGCCCATTGGTCCTTGGTCATCGGTCCCTTGTGGTAGGTGGGGTAGGTGATGCCAGGCTCCGCAGTCAGCAGCGGTTTCCCTGGCTTCCAAAGCCTACATAGGTGGAATGGTTGGGTGCGGGGCCCTTTACCATCCTGATGTAAATCGTTACATTTCAGGGTTGACATGTGGCTTTTGCCCTGCCTGGTGCTGGCTGCATGGCCCCGCAGCGGATGTTCAATCCACCGAGACCCCCTGCAGCACGGTCAACCTGCCCTGGCTGCTGCTGGTCCCCTGGCTGCGACCACTGCCCAGGGTGGATCGGCACCCCCCGCCGGGGGGGGATTGCGCGCCGAGCGCTTCAGGGGACCCCCCGACCAAATGCGCCACATTTTTCCGGGGTGCTGGGGGTGAGTGGGCACCAGGGCTGCAGCGGTTGCGGTGGATCCCGTTGTTGCTGGGTTGGTGTCTCGTACGGCTTCGCCCCACAGCGCCCCTGAACAGCCCGCCTCGCCGGCGGGGCATCCCGTCTCCGCTGCGCTCCGTCGGGATTCACGAGGAGAAAGAGGGGATGTGTGTGCTCGGGGGGTGGAGAGCAGCCGTGAGGCCCGGCATCCGGGGAGAGCCTTGGATCGACGGTTGCTATGGGAGCACTAGAGAGATCATCAGATCAATTGCCAAACGGGCCTGTGGTGGCGTGGCGTTTGGGGGGTAGCTTTATAGGCGCCGCTATAGGCACAAAACGACAACCCTCTCCACGACTGGGCTGCGAAACCAGAAGTGGATGCAAGCGGGCTGTCTGACCGCCCCATCAGCGATCAACGAATGGACTCTAGGCACTTCATCAAGATGTACCTGCCGGACACCAGCGCCATGGATGACAGGCTGCTGCTGCTGATCCGGCAGAAGAAGCTGCAGCCCCGCGACCTGGTTGTGGTGCGAGCTCTGCAGGTGTGCATGTGCAAGGCCGCTGGGCGGGACCAGGGGCGGATCAAGGCCAGTGTTGAGCACCTGGCGGAGCTGTCGGGCACCAAGCCCCCGAACGTCCACACGTCGATGACCCGGCTGCGGAAGGAATTCCTGCTGGTGCGCTGCCGGAACCGCCGCAGCGGCGAGGTGTTCTACCTGTTGGATCCACACCTGTGGGCGATCGGGAGGGCCCAGAAGGAGGGGCACCTGTGGGCCCAGTTCCGGGAGGCTTTCGACCGTGGCGGCGATGTGGAGGACTGAGGACGGCGGCGTTAGATTTCGCTCGACGCTGCGATCCACCCGTGTACCTGAGCAACGCTGAGAAGGAGGCACTGTTCCTGACCGGCTACGGCGATGTCCCGCCGTGGGTCGTGCAGCAGGGGCTGGAGCAGGCGCTGGCGCGTGGCACCTATGTGCCCGGGGAGGAGGCGCTGCGGTTGCGGCTGGCGAATGCACTGGACTTGGAAGAGCGGCTGGCAGGGCAGCTGGCCGAGGAGGCCGAGGGCGACGAGTTCGCCAGCAATCTCCAGCAGGGGCTCCTTGAGGGGATCGAGGCTTTCCAGGAGGGAGAGGAGGCCACCACGGCGGAGCAGATGACGGACTACATGGCGTTGGCCACCGACGGGCAAATGCTGGAGCCGTCAGACCTGATTGGCGGCTGGACGGATTGCCGCCCCACCACGGAGGGCCAGGGAGCCCCCGAAGAGCCCGCGGCCAGCGAGGGGGCCGGAGCCTTCACAGCTGAGCAGATAGCGGACTACCTCGCGTTTTCGGGGGGGTACGAAGGCCACCCTGACGACCACGAGCGGATGCAACTGCTACGCCAGCTCCACAATGCAAAGCCCACCGTCGAGGGCCAGGAGGCCGCCGAGGATACCTCGGTCGACGGATGGCGCTCTCCGCTGGAGATCGTGACGGAAGGGGCAGAGGAGCCCGAGCAGGAGCCCCCTGGCGAAGAAGCTGCCGAGCCGGCCCCTGCGGATCCGCAGATCGAAGACCGCGATTTCTCCAGCTTCACCAAGGCCCAGCTGGTGAGCTTTGCCTGGGATCAGTTGGGGGTGGAGCTGAAGCGGACGGACTCCAAGGATGAGCTGATCGCCCAAGTGCAACAGCTGGTCGATGAGGCCAGCGAGAAGGTCGTATGATCCATGGGTCCAAAGGGTGTGGTAGCCCTCGGATAGGTGACGGAAATCCTCGTCCGGGCTTGCCTTGGCGGGGGTTTCCACTGTGATCCCTGATTGGGAACCGCTGCCGGAGGAGCTGTGGCCGCTTGATGCGTTTGCGGCCTACATCCTCCAGGAGCTGGGCCTGGCCGACGAGCCGACAAAGCAGCAGCTGGGCATCCTTGAGTGGGGTGACGCGGGCCCCCAGTTCCAAATCACCGTGGGTTTCCGGGGGGTGGCAAAGTCCACGCTCGCCGCGATCGAGGCGATGCGGCGGCTGCGGATCGACCCCTTCAACGAGCGGGTGTTGATCGCCTCCAACACCGACGAGAAAGCGGCGGAGATCACCGGGCAGATGCTGGCCTGGACCCAGACCATCGACATCCTGAGGTGCCTGCAGCCGCGGCCCGATGGCCTCAAGGCTGCCGGTGCGTTCAATGTGGCGCCGGCCCGGCCCGGGGCGGAGCAGGCGCCTTCCGTGCGGGCCTCGGGGATCCTGGCGTCAGCGCTGACCGGGAAGCGGGCCACCTTCATTGTGCCCGACGACATCGAGACCCTGAACAACTCGATCACACCGCTGAAGGTGGAGCGACTGTTCCACGCGATCAGCGAGCTCGAGTCGATCATGAAGCCGCCGGACCGTGACTGGGATCCCAGTAACCCTCCCAGCTTCGACATGGCCGACCAGGTGCGGCAAGTGTTTCCGCGGAGGATCAGCTACAAGGGCACCCCCCACCTTGAAACCTCGCTGTACTGGCGGCTGGTGCGCGAGCGGGGCTATGCGATCCGGTTTTGGCCGGCGCGGTATCCGGATCCCAGCAAGCCAGAGGAGTGGGGAACCTACGAGGGGCACCTCGATCCGCTGATTGCCGAGGAGGTGCAGGCCCACCCGGAGCTTGCGGGGGCGCCCACCGATCCAGAGCGGTTCGATCACGAAGAACTGCTGGGCCGCCAGAGCCGGTTGAGCCGCCAGAACTGGCAGCTGCAGTGGATGGTGAACACCAGGCTCAGCACCGCTGATCGCTATCCGATCCGCCTCGGCGACCTGGTGGTACTGGCGCTGGACGGGAAGGCGCTGCCGGAGCTGGTGGTGTGGTCCGACGATGCCGAGCTGCGCCACAACGACCTGGTGTGCGTGGGGATGGGTGCCGATCGGCACTACCACAAGCCCAAGGTGCTCGGCAGCTGGCTGCCACGGTCGGAGCACTGGAACGCCGGCCTATTCATCGACCCCTCCGGCCGCGGCAAGCACGAGCTGGCCTGGACCGTGCTGGTGGAGCTGAACGGCAACATCTTCCAGCTCGAAGAGGGCGGCACCAGCGCCGGCTACGAGGAGGAGGTGCTGACGATGCTGGCCCAGCGTGCCAAGCACTGGGGCTGCGTCACCGTGAAGGCCGAGTCGAACTTTGGCGACGGCATGTTCGCGGCCCTGCTGCAGCCGGCGATGACCAAGATCCATCGGGTCGTGGTCGAAGAGGAGCGGGTCAGCCAGCAGAAGGAGCTGCGGATCGTAGACAGCCTGGCCCCGTTGATCCAGCAGCACCGGCTGATCGTGGCCAAGGCGGTCCTGCAGCGCAGCTATGCCGAGGCGGAGCAGGACGAGGAGCACGGCCATTTGCGATCACTGCCCTACCAGCTCTCACGCATCACGACGGAACGAGGCTGCCTGGAATGGGACGACCGGGCGGACGTCCTTTCGTTCGGCGTGAAGCACTTCCTCGATCTGCTGGCGAAGGACCAGGAGAAGGAGCAGCAGCGGCGGGTGGATGAAGAGGAGGATGCCCTGCTGGAGCTGTTCCTGAGCGATGACGCGAGCGCCATCGACACCCTGGTGATGGGCGGCCGGCGACCGGCGCAGCGGGGCCCCCAGGGAGGCGTTACCCGGGAGCCTCGGCCCGTGGCAGCAGCGAGGCACTAGGCCGCTCCCTCTGTCGGCGGTGTGGGCACCGCGACCAGGCGGCGCTTCTCCCTGATGCGACTGGTGTCGATGTTGCCGGCAATCTTGGCCTTTAGTTTCTCCCGTTGCGAATCGCCGATCGAGGATGTGATGCCGTTGTGCTTGAGCACCGCCAGGGCCAGTCGCTTGTCCTCGTCGGTCGGCACCAGCACCCTGCCATCCGGGAGCTCTCGGACATCGAGGGATTCCTCGATCTGCTGCAGCAGCTTGGCTTGGATCGACTCCAGCTGGCCCTGATGGTCGGCCACGCTTACATGGGTGCAGACTTCCTGCCCTCATTATGACCTCCCTCGTCGGACCAACCAAGACGCCGCACCAGTTCGGCTTCAAGCCTGGTGACTCCCATCTAGTCATCAACGATCAGGCTGAAACCCTGACGGCGTTCGATTTCAGCGGCAAGAAGCTGTTCACGATCCCCTGCCTGGCGCGGGGCCAAGGAGCCGATAACGAGTGGCAGTCGCGCAACACCGACACCCCGCCGGGTCTCTACAAGGTTGGATCGGTTTGGCGTGACTACGAGAAATTGGGCCCGTCACCGGAGTCTGTCCCGCACGAACTGCGCCCCTACGGCTGGTACACCCTGGACATGGAGGAGCTGGAGGCCCAGGAGCGCCGCTACGGCCGGGCCGGCATCGCCATCCATGGCGGCGGGTCGGCCCTCGGCGCACGCGGCTGCTGGGTGCCGGTCCAGCCGCTGCTATCGACCCACGGCTGCGCCCGGGTCCATAACGCTGACCTGCGCGACAAGATCGTGCCCCTGCTGAACAAGGGCACGGTGTTTGTGTCGGTCTACCAGGAGCGCACTGCTGCTTAGGCAATTTCCCGCAGGAAAACCCGGAGCTGGAACTCCAGGGCGCTGGCAGGGGAGGTTACCGCTGCATCTGTAACGAGCAGTCCGAACAGGCTTGATCCGACCGTGGCGATGGCGCGTTCACCAGAGATATCTACGGCGGACCTGACAAAGCCAGCGCCAACCGCCGCAACGGCGGGAAAGTCGATATGAGCCAAGTACCTGTTCCGATCGGCTGCCGTCAACGCAAAGGCGGCGTTGTCCAAGATGGCGGACGGAGGCGAGCTGAGGAGGTGCAACTTAAGGGTAGTCATGCCCGTAGGCACGGTCGCCGAATTGATGATGCAGGACGCACCAAGCAACTGATACAGCCCCCCAGCCCGGCCAACGCGAGCAAACTCATGGATTGCGCTGGTGGCGCTGCCGATCACGTCAGCAGCGGCGTAACTGGTCGTATCAACGGGCCGGGTGAAAGTCACCGACACGCCGCTTCCCCGGCCCAGGATGGGGGTCGATATCGGAAACTCGTAAAAGGGGGTCGAAGTCATGGCGAGAGCGGCAAGCGGTTCTCGGCCGTACTCTACGAGAGTGCAACAGTTCCGCTACCGCGCCCAGCCAGCCAAGGACACGTCGTTCGTGTCAGCCTGGCAGGAGCGGCCTTAGCTCATCATCCGCGTCGAAGACCGCCTGGTGCTCAGTCGTTTTCAGCCGACCGAACAGATCATGATGAAAGGGGGCGAAGGCGACGGCGGATCCCATGAGCGCGCGTCATAGCTTCCCCCCTATGCTACGGGGCTGTAGAGCAATCAGCCAAGGGCCACCTAAGGCTTCTGGTCCTGCAAGGCCACTCCCAGCGCCGCGCTGGCGGCACCGGTAAGAGCAGTGCTCGCCGCCGCCAGGGGTGCTTCACAGCTGGGCCGATTGGCGCGCAGGCAGATGATCCACGCAACGGTGTTCAAGCCCGCTACAGCCAGGAGGCAGGTGCCCGCGAACACAAGGCAATGGCTGAGGTAGCGGGCCATTAGGACCTGCCCTCCTGCTTCCCTTCCAGCGTCGAAACCCTGGTTTCAAGGTTGTTGCAGCGGTCCCACAACCGATCGAGGGAGACATCAAGCCGCCCCATGGTTGTGTTCAAGTGGGTGATGCTTTGCGTCAACAGCGCCAGCGCGGTGGCCTGCTGGGTATCAGTGCTTGATCGAGCCCGAGCCCATCGGTCCATCCTGCCGAGCAGCAAGCCAACCACTAGAACCGCCAGGTCGTTAATCGACACCGGAAAAGACATAACAGCATGGCTTGCGATGCGGCAAGTCTACAAGGGTGGAACACGGCCGCAAGTCGCTATGCGCCGGCTACGCTTAGGGTATGATAAATACAGAGGCAAGATTGGCGTCTTGGATGTAGCCGCGTAGGAGTGTTTTCTGGCTTTCGCTGAAATCCGCAAGTTGCAAGATATTAAAAATGCAAGCCTGTAGCGCGGGTACATTTGGCCTCCCGGCCTTTGCGTCGCCAATGGCAGCGATGTACTCGGTGCAGGCCAGTGTCAGGGGAAGAGACGTTGTTGCCGCTGTCCTGATTGCTTGGTAGACGCTGCTACCCAAGATGCTGTCGTAGAGGAGCTGGTAATCGGGCTGGTGACCTGGAGGTGTAGCGGCAGGCAGCGGCGTGTTGCCATCTGCCAGCCAACTTATGTAAGCCTGATAGTCTGTGTTGCTGGTGTCTAAGGGAATGATTGTCCCGTCGTTTGCGCGGAGAACGTAGCCGTCGTTTCTGAGCTGGTAAGTCATTGGTCAAAGTTCCGCGGATACAGCTGAGCGATAGCCAAACGCGTATGTGTCTATCACGCCCCCAGCAGTTATCAGGCATGAAGCGCCTGACGCGGACTGTTGTATAACAGAGGAAACTGTAACGTTCTGGAGAAACTGAGGAACGGTTGGGTCTGCGGTGAGCGCCGCCACGGATGGGGTGGCTCGCATCACGACAGGCCACACAATGGGTCCCTGCACAGAGGATCCTGACACTGGAGGGTAGAACCTTATATTGAAGGGAGCCCACTGGAAATACCTCTGGCATAGCTCAAGCTCAAGCCCGTAGCTCCTGTTCTCATGCTGTGTTGCCACTGAGCCGGGTTCGAGCTGAACACTGCCGATCGTCCAAGTCCCGGAAGTCTGGGCGCCGACCGAAAACACAATCTCGATACCAGTCGTTGCGGCGACTGGGATGTTGACTTGAGCGCTAAACCGGGCAACGGTGCTGGTGACCGTAAATGTTCCAGTGGCGATTAGCGTCCTGGTAGGAGAGGCAAGTGTGCCAAATGTATCCGCAGTGTTCGCGTAGTAAGCCGTCCAGGTTACTGATGTAAGCAAGGAATTCGCCAGATCGACACTGAGAGTTACCGTTGTGCCAGCAAGGTCAGCACTGTCGATCGCTTCAATCCGCTGCCCAAACCCGATTGCGGTAACGCCAGCTGCACCAGTGAATCGATAGCGATACCGGTTAGCGGATGCTCCGACAACACGTTGAGCGCTTACATTGGCCCCGGTGCAATAGGCATACCAGCGGTCTACGGTATAGGCCAGGGCGGCGGCTGCAGTAAGCGTCTGCGCGGCTCCATTATTCCTCTGGTCCACCGCCATTGCGCCATTGATGATGCGGTTTCGCCCTGTCTTGGCAAGTGCGCTGTCGGCGGTGGTCTGTGCATTCGCGGCATTTGTGGAGGCGTTATTCGCGGTGGTCTGTGCATTCGCGGCGGCTGTGATTGTGGCGTAGCGGCCATCGGGATCCACCGGGAAGTAGTCGATCCAGTTCCAGGCGGCGGCGTTAGGAGTGCCATAGACCAGCCTGGCCTTTACGTCCGTGCCACCGACAAAGCCTGTGGGCTTGCCCGCCAATGGGGTGAACGATCCCAGCCCGGTGGTGTTGCTGATCTCGATCCGCTGGCCCGCTGTCGGCGATGCCGGAATGTTCGCAACGGCAGCGATGGGTTGATACGGGAGCGCTGCCGCCACGGCCGCCACAGCAGCATTTGCCGCCGCTGCCGCCGACGTTGCCGTGGTTACCGCCGAGGCCGTGAGGTCAGCCTGCTCCTGGACTACATAGAGCGACTGCAGGCCGGCCGTGTTGAGGTCGGCTTGCGTGGGAGGGGAGCCGGGCGCCCAGACCACCAGCTGCGAACCGTTTGGGGTCTTTCGGATGACGGTGAGCGTCGTGCCCAGGGCCGGCGCAACGGTGGTCTGGATCTGGGTGTCGGAAAGCCAGATGAAGCCGGTGCCATTGACCAGCTCCGTCCCGGTCCCTGCGGCAACGTCGTAGCCCAGGTAGACCTTGACGTGGGCCCGCACGATGAAGGGAAACGGAACCGAGAAGAGGCGGTTTGTGCCGTTGCCCGGGGTCTGGACGTAGGCGTAGGCCAATGCGATGTTCTGCAGCCGTGTATCGCTCCATTGTGGCCGCTCAGGCGCTGCCTACAAGCTCATCGGGCGCCTGGCACCAGGATTTCGGTGATGGCGCGGAGCTCGTTGTTGGCCTCGGGGATGCTGTTGGCGTATTGCTGCGCAGCGAGGCCCTGCCACTCCTTTGCCCATGGGGTTTCGCTGGCCTGTAGCTGCCCGGTGGCGCGAAGGTCGTAGTAGGTGGCGATCTCCCTGATCACCCATGGCCCCGGCATCTGCTGCCGCTTCGCTGGCGGCCGGTCCGTGACCTCTCGGTTGGAGGAGGTGGCCGGATCAGCCTGCAGCGCCCGGTATTCATGCGATCGGAAAAGCCAGTTGTAGGCTTCGTAGATGGTGCGACCACTGATGGCCGTGGCCACCAGGCTGCGCAACGGCGTTTCGAGCGCATCCGTGTCCTTCACGGTGACCTTCTCGCCGTTGTCCATCTTCAGGACCTGGGTTCGGACCGCCTTGATGCTGAACTCCCCCGATCGGCCGTAGAGGTCGTTGAGGAGGTCGTAGTCGCTGCCGCCCTTGGTGCTGTAGCGGTATCGGTTCCATTCCTTTTGGGCTTCGGGCGCCAGGGGGACGCCATTGAGGCGGCCGGTCAGAAGCACCTTGGGCGGGTCGAGGAGATCCTGCCGGTCCAGCTCCTGATGCACCGGGCCGGTGTAGAAGCCCGGCATTCCCGCCGGGTGGTCCTCCTGCCGCATCCCATCGGACAGGTGGATGTCGCGGCCTAGGTGATCCTTCTCCCGATAGGCCACGCCTGCCACGCGGCCCAGGGCCGGCTGTAGGGTGACCAGCAGGTTGCGCAGGCCGTCCTCGGTGAACCTGATCTCCTCGGGCAGGTTGCGCATCAGATCTCGGTCGCCGGGGGTGATCTCGGGGTAGCGGTAAAAGTCCCGGCTGCCGCTTTCTCCAAGGCGCTCAGCGGTGCGGACCAGGCCGCTGACGGGGTTCCCTTGGCCCGATGCCACCCAGCCGAAGAACCGCTTCCATTGCGATTCGTCGTTGCTCTGCAGCACCTGCATGAACTGCTGCAGGAACTGCAGCGGGGTGGCCCTCACGATGGCGCCGGTCATCACCTGCCCGATGCCGGCGGCGATCGTCGCCTTGTCGTAATGGCTGGCGCCGGCCGCGTCCGCCGCATCGGAAAGGTCTTTCCACAGCATCAGCGTGCTCAGCAGCGGCACCTGGCCCAGCGGGATCGGGATCCCAAATACCGTGTTGGGGATGTTCCCTGCGGCCAGCCACTCCCGCCTCTGCTTGGGGTCCTGCGGGCCGTTGCCGGTGAGCTTCCCCCATGGGTTATCGAGCGCCAGAAAACCTGCCCCCAGGAAGGCCTGCAGTACCCAGGCGCTTTCCACCTGGGCGATCTGCGCCGCCGTGGGGCTGGCGCCGTGGAGGTGTTGGGTCAGCAGCTTGGCCGTCTTGAACCCAGCCCCCAGTGGGCCGGTGGCCGTGTCGAGCAAGAAGGCAATGCTGTTGGTGGGGATCCGGGGGAACGGGAAGGCGGTGGAGTCCAAGATCCAGCTGGCCTTCTGCGCTCGCTTCTGGATGTCGAAGACGGCGCCGGCCACGCCTTCTGGGTCGTTCTGGAACCGCATGCCCTGGGCATAGTCCCAGGCAGCCTGCTGCATGTCGTTGGCCAGCACGGGGGTGCCGGGGATCCCCTTCTGCGCCATGTAGGCCCGCAAGTCCTCGTCGCTGGCCAGATCCTTGGTGATGCCGTTCTTGCGGCGGAAGTCGATCAGGTTCTGCTCCGAGGGGATCTGCTGGTAGATCGCGTTCTCGAGTTGCTGGTCCACATAGGCCTTGAGCCTGGCCTGATCGGTCACACCGGTCTGTGCATCCACCAGGCCAAGCTGGATGCCGTTGCGCTTGGCATCCATCAGCAGGTCGTTGTGGAGCTTGAAGCGGTACATCCGGGCCCCGACTACGTTGTCGTCCACCGACAACATTCGGAAACCCGGCGTCACCGGGAAGTTGCTGACGCCAGGGATCTTTTCGGCCAGCGATTTCTGCGTGAGCTTCCAGGCCACATGCAGCTTGTCGCGCACATCGCGGATCAGTCCCTCATCACCGAATGGGTTCTTGTCGCCGCTGGCCCACAGCCGCGGGTCCCAGTTGATCGGCCTCTGCAGCACCTCCCGCGCCTGCTGCAGCTCCTGCTCGGGGGCCAGCGCCCGCCCGTGCATGTCGATGTCGCTGGCGAATGGGGTATCGCCATCCAGGAACCGCTCCCAGTAGAGCTCCCGGAAGCCAAGCCGCATAGCCCGCTGGGTGGTCCAGTACGCCTCCCATGCGGTCTGGTAGCCCTCCAGCCGATCGCGCCAGGCGGTGCGAAATACCTTCGTGCCGAACGGGGCCATGAGCGGTCCATTCTCCGCTGCCACCTTGGCCAGGCCCCAGGTCTCCATCACCCGGTTGGGGATGGCGCTGCTGAAGATCGGCGTGAAGCCGTTGAACAGCCAGGTGTCCTTCACATAGCCCAGGTCACGGCGGGCGGCCGGCGATGTCCACCGCTCATCGAGCATGCCGAGGGGGTCCATCCCGGCGATTGCGATGTCCAGCTCCAGCTGCTTCAGCCCCGCCACACCATCGGGGCCCTGATCCACCAGGCTGACCACCTTCCCAAAGATCGAATCGTCGCTGTAGTCGGCGATCTCCTGCTTCGTGGGGATTGGGTTGTCCTCGGTGCCAGGGCGGACGATCAGATCCTGCTCAGGGATCCGCAGCTGGTCGGCGAAGTCCCCAGGGGCCTTCTTGATGCTCTGCAGCGATTGGCCCAGCCGGCGGCGGTTCAGGGCCCAGTTGCGCTGGCCCAGCAGTGCCTTCTCGTAGCTGGTGGCGAACTTTCGGCCCAGCTCCACCGGTGCCGGCACCCCGGCCTCCTCCATGAAGGCCCGGATCGAGCGGATGTCGGCCAACATGTTCTGCATGGTGAGGTCCGCGATCACCCGGTTGCGGGTGGTGGCCTCCAGGATGTTCTGCACCGGCACCATGTTCTGGGCGGCGAACTCCACCAGCCCGTCGTAATCGAGGCCAGCGGCCGGGAATGCCTCTGATGCCATGTCCGCGAACTGCTCGGGGCTCACCGTCGAGGTGACAAAGGCGTGGTCGCCGGGGGCCTTGTTGGCCCAGTCGCCCAGAAGCACTTCAGCCGCGGCGCCCATCTCCTCGGCCGGCAACTCATCGAACCAGTCCGCAAGCTGCGCGAAGTTCTGGAAGCGGCCATCGAAGCCCATCGGCGTCTCGCGCTCCCCCAGTGATCGGCGCACCAGCTTCCGAATCGAGTCGGAATCCATCGCCCCCAGGAAGCGCCGCAGTATCTGCGTGGCAGGGTCGCCGGTCTGCTCGTTCGACAGGGCCCGCGACACCCGTTCGGTCTGGTCCAGATCGGCCTGCTGCCTGGCCTGTTGCTGTTTCAGCTCGGCAATCTGCCTAAGCAGGTCGTCGCAGTTGCTCATGTGCCGCAGCCTCCTTCGTTGAGTTTCTGTTGCAGGTCATCAATCTGGGCCTTGGTGCCCTCGATCTGGCGCTGCTGTTCGGGCAGCGGCAGCCGGGGGCGCCCAGCGGCGAAGTCCTGCACCGGCACCACCACGGTTTCAGCCGAAGTATCCCGCGCAGCGGCCTTCACCGCCTCCTTCACGGTCTTGCCGTGGGCGGCCACCTGGTCGGGATCAAACCCGGCGGCGATCAGTGAATCGCGGAACTTGTTGGCCGACTTTGATTTACCCTTGGCCTTGTCGTTCGCCAGCACATAGGCAACGCGGTCCAGATCGGACTCGAACTGCAGGGTGTTCCGGCCGTACCGGGGGGAAGCCTTGGCCAGTTCGGGGGGCAGGTTGAACTCCGGCGCCCCCGAGGCCTCGCCGATGGCCCGGTTGGGGCTGGTGTCGGGTTCAGCCAGGGTTCGCAGCGTGTCCGCGATGCGGCGGCGCGGCGGCTTGGCCGGTGGCGGAGCCACGGTGGCGTCCATCACCTCGGGGGTTACGGCTCCCACCCATTCCGCTCCCAGCCCCTGCGCCTTCTTCTCCTGCAGCGAGAGCAGGTCGTAGCCCTCGGCCTCCCGTGCCGCCTTCTCCGCTGCCC